GGTTAGGGGTGCCGACTTGTCGTATATAACCGGTGCATTGGCGGAGTTGGACATGGCGTATGGCCATTCGGTGGTGGTTCCTAAGGCGTACTCGACGGAGAACAGGGTGCTTTTGGCTGTGAAGCCCAAGCCCTATTCGGTCAACGGGGCGATTCAGGGCCGTCGCCGTACAGTTCAGGCTGGGGCCATACGCCGTGCGATGTTTGCCGAGTTGCCGGTTGCGGCGGGGGAAGGGTTCGAGTTCTTGACGCAGGAGGTGGTGCGACGTCGTTGTGCCCAGGTCGTGCGGTATGGTGGGGGTCCCATCAATTGCATAGGCCGCCTGCGAAAGTATTACCCGAACGCGAGGACGGTCCCGCCCCAACCTGTAAGGGCGGTGGAGGCCGCAGCAGCATTGCGCAAGTGTGGGATCGACCTATCCCGTTGTCCAGCGGAAGCGCTGCTGCCCTACGAGTTGGGGCATGCAGCTCGGCCCATAACCATTAACCTCTCCTCGTCGAATGGCCTGCCCGTTATGGGCAAGTTTGAAGGCGTGGGAGCGGAGAAGGTTGTGGCGCTGATGAAGATGGCGCGGAAGGAGTTAGACGATGCATACGCGCGGGACCCCAAGGAAGGGGTGTGGGATTGGTTGCGGGCGCAGGAGGAGGATCCCCGGCGTTCGTGGCTGGTCACCCTGCTGGGCAGGTGTAAGACGGACTTTTACAAGACGGAGAAGGTGCGCGAGGCGTCATTGCGCTTTTACAATGTGTTCCCCCGACAGTTGATGCTGATCATGCAGGGGGCGACCCAAGTCCTGGAGGCCAACGGCCGCAGCATTGCTGATGACGACCGATTGCACACCTTTTCGGGTGCGTCGTTCGTTCACGGTGGTGCCGATCGGTTGGTGGCGCAGCTGGACGCGCAGCTAGCGCGGGACGGGCGTGCGTTTGTGCATATGGGGGACGATTCCTGGGTGGTGTTGCGCCTCCCGGGGGGGATCCTCATGTTTGATTTGGACTGTTCCTCTTTTGATCTGACCCAGCACGGGACGGTTACTGAGGAGGTCCACGCGGCGTTTCGGGACCAGCTGTCCCGAGTCGACCCTGTGGCAGCACAGCTGTGGTATGCTTTGATGTGCACGCGGCTGGTGCTGACCGCTGGGTCGGTGGTACGCCGGTGGACCCACGGTGGTCCCTCGGGGGCTCCGTTACAGTCCAAAGTGAACGATGTACTCATGCACGTCATGATAGAGAGGGTGCTGGCGCGGAGGTCGGAGACGTTGGAGGAGGTGCGGGAGGCCGTGTCCCAGGAGGGGGCGCGGATGGGCTTCGTGGTCCGCATGGACAATGCGCACATCGAGCCAGTGGGCACTGTTCGAGCCTACTTGGTTCGGCGCCCTTTTCTGTTCGTCGGCTACTACCTGTACAATGCGCGCGGGAGGGTGCAGGTGGTGGCGGACGTTCCTCGCACGATGGCCCAGATGGTGTACCCCAATCTGGACCACATGCAGCAAGAGGAATTGGAG